TGTCTAGACTTTGCACTTAGGTGCATGGACTATGGGCATACAGTACGTGCATACATTCGTAATAACAAGGATGGTTCTAGGTCTCAAGTAGGTGATGGTGGCCTCCTTAATCGTGTGTCTGATTGGGAACGACACATGAACTGGGCTGACCTTATTGTTTGTACAGATAACACTTACTACATCCATCCATTAGAGCGGTACAGGGACAAGGGTTACCCCATCATTGGTCCTAGTATTGACACTAACCGCTGGGAACAAGACCGGGAACATGGTGCTGAAGTTATGGAGAGGGCTGGCATCAAGACCATTCCTTCCCAGAAGTTCAAGAACTATGATGAAGCTATCGCCTACGTTATTAAGAACAACAAAAGGTATGTATCTAAGCCTCTAGGTGACGGTGATAAGGCTCTTAGCTATGTGTCTAAGTCTCCTGCTGACATGGTGTTCATGCTTCAGAAGTGGAAGAAGACCAATGCTTACAAGGGTGAGTTCATCCTCCAAGAGTTCCACGGTGGTATAGAAATAGCTGTTGGTGGTTGGTTTGGTCCAGGTGGCTTCTCTAAGCACTTCTGTATCAACCATGAGTTCAAGAAGCTTCTAGCCGGAGACCTTGGGGTCTCTACTGGTGAAGAAGGAACTATTGTTTACTACGCCCAGGAGTCTAAGTTAGCTGATATGGTTCTTAAGCCCCTAGAAGACTACCTTAAGGGGTTACGCTACACAGGCTACATTGATGTGAACTGCATCGTTGATGACAAGGGGTGTCCTTGGCCCCTAGAGTTCACCATGAGACCAGGGTGGCCTTTATTCATGATCCAACAGGCTCTACACCAAGGTGATCCTGCTCAGTGGATGTTGGACCTTATAGACGGTAAGAACACCCTACAAGTCTCTAACAAAATTGCTTGTGGTGTGGTGATCTCTATGCCTCCCTACCCCTTTGATAAGGGGACTCCTAAGTCTGAGTCTGCTGGTTACCCCATGTTTGACTTGACTATGGATGATGTTATTAAGAACGTACACCTAGCCGAAGTAATGTGTGGTAAAGCTCCTGCTATGGTTAACGGCAAGGTAAAGCTTAACGAAGAACAGTTTCTTACTGCTGGCAACTATGTGTGCATAGTTACTGGTGTTGGTCAGACTGTTGAAGATGCCCGTGAGCACTGCTATAGCACTATCAAAAAGAAGATCCATATACCTAACAGCATTGGGTACAGAATCGACGTTGGCTGTAGACTAGAAAAACAACTTCCAGAGCTTCGTAAGATGGGTTTTACGGATAAGAAGTATGGCTAAAAATAAGCTGACCACACCTATCCCCCAGGATAAGATTGGGGAAAGCTTTGTTTGGAGAGATTGGTTTCAAAGACTTAGTGATAAGGTCTTTGGATCTATGGCTAGTCAAGATGCTAATAGTGTAGCTATTACTGGTGGGTCTATTAGTGGTGGCAATATCAATAATGTTGCTATCACTAACTCTACTGTCTCAAATAGTATTATTGAAGGTACTCCCATAGGGCTAAACAACCCTGCTGCCGGAGCATTTACAAGTCTATACGCTGCAACACTAGCTGTAGATACAGGTACTGATGGTCAGGTATTGATTGGTAGGACTTCAGATCACCACTTTGTACCGGCATTATTGACTGCTGGTAGCAACGTCACTATAACTACTGGTCCTAGTTCTGTAACCATATCTTCAAGTCCTATTCCCGGTGTTGCTGGTCCAGCTATTTATCTTGAGGCTCCTGAAGCTGAAGAAGTACTAGTATTTCCTGGGCCTACAGGCCCTAAGGGTGATGTTGGAGCTACAGGTACTGGTGGTGCATTAGGGTATTACGGTGCGTATCATGATACTTCTACAGTAACAGCTACAAGTGCTGCTGTTGCCTATGTAATGAACATAGGTTCTACTGACTTACAAAATGGTATAAATATTGTTGGTGGTACAAAGATTACAGCAACTAATGCTGGTATTTATAACCTACAGTTCAGTGCTCAATTTACCAACCCCAACGCCGCCATTGCTGACATATCTATTTGGATACGGATCAACGGCGTCAATGTTGCAGACGGCGCGGGTACAAACGGAATACCCGCAAAGCATGGAGCCAACAACGGCTTGCAGATTGTTAGCTGGAACTATGTAATAAGTCTTAACGCTGGAGATTACGTTGAGCTAGTCTGGCACTCAGATATAACAGGTGTCCAGCTCATTACCATTCCAGCCACAATCGGCCCTGCAGTACCTGAGTCACCATCGGTGATTGTTACGATAGCTCAGATTATGTACACCCAAATAGGACCTATTGGTCCTCAAGGGTTTGATGGAGAACAAGGTGAAGAAGGACCACTAGGTCCACCTGGGCTAAGGGGACTTACTGGGACACAAGGACCAACTGGTCCAGCGGTTTATTTAGAAGCAGACAGTGGCGATCAAGGCGACATGGGGCCGCAAGGCGTCATTGGACTGACGGGACAGACTGGACTGACTGGTCCCCAAGGACCATTAGGTGCCGCTATATTTCTTGATGCAGATGCAGGAGAACAAGGCGATATAGGTCCAGTGGGTCAAACTGGTCTTCAAGGTAGTACAGGTATACAGGGAGTTTCTGGAGCAGTTGGACCAGCAGTTTACTTGGATGCGGATACCGGAGAGCAGGGTGATATGGGACCCCAAGGTCCGCAAGGTTTAGTAGGGGCTACAGGTTCTACTGGGTCTCAAGGGGTACAAGGTGTAACGGGTCCCGCAGTATATCTTGAGGCTCAGGAAGCTGATGAGCCAATATTTATAGGTGGGCCAACAGTACCAATTAATATTTCTCTTGCTTGGTCAGCACCTGTAACAAAAACTGCTGACTTCACACTATTGGCATCAGATGTATTTGTTATCAATAACAAAGCTGCTGCTACTTGTACGGTAACCCTTCCATTAGCATCTACATTTCCTGGTCGTCCTATAACATTTCAAAACTACCAAGCTTTTACTCTTGTATCTGCTACTAGTAATGTGGTTCCTCCTGGAGGAGGTGCAGCGGGTACAGCAATCTTGGCAGCATCCATAGGTGATTGGGCTAAACTAATCTCTGATGGTACTAACTGGATCAACATAGAGTCGGCTCCTAACAACAGCTTGTTGTTAGAATAATAGTTCTCTGTGGGACAATACAATAACACTAGTGTTGTCTCTACAATTTAATTTGCGTTTCAAGGAGTATCCAAATGGCAGCTAATAAAATTATTCGTATGGGACCAGTTGCTCTTAGCAACACCCTTACAACCAACATCATTAACCCACCTACCCTTACGGGGGGTACTGGTCTAGCTGGCACTAACACTGCTTCCTACCTTATTATTCGACACATCCGTATTGTGAACAAGACTGCTGGTGCAGTTACCTTCTCGCTGTACATTGGTGCTACTGGTGGTAACGTAGCAGGTACTGAGTTCTTGGGTCTTGGTAACTCTATTCCTGCCAACTCGTATGTTGATTGGTACGGTATGCTTCGCATGGATACGGCTGACTTCTTGGTTGGTGGTGCTAGTGCTGTTACATCACTGACTTTCCAAGCTGAAGGTGAGATTGGCGTTGTCTAACCTAGAGTTCTCTTTTACAGGTCTTAACACCCTCAAAGTGCTTGAGGGCTTTAAGGCTAAGCCTTACCCAGACTCTGGTGGAAAGATGACTGTAGGCTATGGTCATCTCATCGTTAAGGGAGATGGTGTATCTACAGGCGACATCATCGACCAAGTTAAAGCTACTGAACTTCTAGTCAGAGATGTTCAAAAGGCGGTTGATTGTGTGAATGGATGTGTTACTAGTACTATCAATCAGAACCAGTTTGATGCCTTGGTAGTCTTTGCTTACAACGTAGGTAGCCATGCTCTACAAAACTCTACCTTGCTAAGAAAGCTCAACTTTAAAGACTTTCAAGAAGCTTCTAATCAGTTCTTGGTGTGGGATAAGGTTAGAGCTAATGGCATGTTTATAGAGGTCAACGGCTTAAAGAACCGTAGACTTGCCGAACAAAAGCTCTTTAACACCCCTGTAGGAGTCCAAGATGGGACTTGATGTTGCTGGTGTTGGTGCTGTATCCAGTCTCGTTGAGACTGTCATAGGTAAGATATGGCCTGACAAGAGTGCTGCTGAAGCACAGCAATTAGCTGCTGCTGTTATGGTTGTTCAAGGGCAACTAGACATCAACAAGACTGAGGCTGCTAATCCTAGTGTGTTTGTCTCTGGTTGGAGACCTGCTTTAGGTTGGATATGCGGTGCTGCTTGTGCTTGGAACTGGATTGGTCTTCCTATTTTTAAGGTTGCTATAGCTTTTACTGCCTATAAAATAGAAGTGTCACCAGCTAACATGACTGAGATGATGCCTATTCTTATGGGTATGCTTGGGCTAGGTTCACTACGAACACTAGAAAAGATCAATGGTGTTGCTGCTAAATAATTCTGGAAACTAAAATTATGAAAAAGATTGCTGCTCTTTTGCTTCTGTTGGTTGGCTTGAGTTCACAAGCTCATGTGTTGAGCCTCTGCGAAGGAGAGTTTGCTCTTTGTGCAGCATCAGGTACTGTGCCTACAGGAAAAACTATCCTAGTAAATGGTGTATCTTTTAAAGAAGGTAGAGCTGTATGCCCTGTGTTGACTGGACAAGCCATTGCTAACTTGGAGCTTATGAATGGTTCTTGTAAGGCTCCTAAAGGCAAGGTATGGAGTCTATTCAGTGCTCAGAAAAGTTATCCACAGGCTCCGGATTGGTCTGTACAGCCTGCTGTTGCTCGTATGTTTGTAACTAACGACAAACTTGGTGGTGGTATGAGCAATATGTGGTCGTTCTTGTGTGATAAACAACACCGGCTAGTCAATGGAGTTCAACTTGCTAATTGCTTTGGTCCTATAAATGAAAGTCCTTGGAATAATTCTGCTGTGGGTGTTGGTGTTACATCGTTTACTCAAGCTCCTGCTGGTACGCCTAACCCGGTAGGTGGAAACGTTCCATAATTCCCTACCCCTTGTACGAAATAAGAAGCCCCTTGGTAGGGGCTTTTTTATGTGTGTGTACTTAGTGTGTTACTAGTAATGCACAATATTTACTTCCAAGCGTTAAACAAGTCCATGCTTATTTCTTTGTAGGGTTCTGGTTCTTTTAATTCTGCATCCATTTTATCTTGCTCGTATTTTTTTATCCTAGCTATGCTTAAAGCTTTGAGGGCTTCAGGAAACTTTACGGCAAGACCACTGTACTCCCTAGATATAAATAGAAAACCACAGACACACTTCCTACGTCGATAGACTTGGTTAGCGTGCCTCCTAGTTTCAAGAACTTTACTGTCATCAACATTACATTTTGGGCACATGCTTGTTAGCAGCAGCTATCTTACGTTCTTCCATTATCAATATAGATGCTTGTAGGATTCTGACTTCTACAATCATCTCTTGGGTCATCCCAACAGCAGCACTAAAATTACTAGATAAACAAAGGTCATGTATTTTCCTAGTCAGTTGTTCTATGTGTATCAACGGTAGTGCGTAGTCAACGATACTGCTCATAGTCATCTTCTTCCTTTTTTAAGAAGTCTTTGTTTTTCTTACCAGACTTCTTTATATCTTCAGAAGTAAGAGCATGATTAACTCTATACTTCTTTGTTTTCCAGTTAGAACCACCTTCTATAGTCTTGTTTTTGTGATCCTTCTTTTGTTTAATGGTCATGATGGTGTACTAACACAAGACTATGATTAGTGTAATAACACAGACCAATATAAAAGCCCACAACAAACTACTTCTAAAAGCAGCTCTATAGTATTCCAAGTCTGCATCTTCTACTGGGTCATTCATGTGTCCTGCTCCTTTCAGGCCAGGACTCTGGTCTGTGATACCAATGTACAACTTTGTTTTTGTTTTCTTTCTTTTGTGAGTATTTAAGTACTTGCCTGGGAGAGTCTGTATCCAAACAATCCCAACTCCACTGTCTACCGTCCCACCACCTAAGACTATGGTAGCCCGTAGGCCACCATCCAATGTTTGGCGGTTTACAGGTATAAGATCTTTTTCTAAACAAGTTCAATCTCCATAAATTCAGATAGTTGAAACACACTGTTAGGTGCATACGTCATAAATTTCTTAGGCAATGGCTTTTTAGTAGTGTTGTTACTAATAGCAAGTAGTAGTGCTTTGGTTTTATAGTTCTTTCTATTTCTTTCTTGGGACTTTTGTTTAGATACCCTGTGTCTTTCTTTAAAGATAAGCTCTAATCCTGGAAAGTTTTCTGTAGTTACCCACAAAGGAACAAGAGAGTTTAGTTTTCCTAAGGCTTTACCTAAAGTCAAAAGCCTACTTGTTCTATCTTCTCCCATTTTTAGTATGATAGAAACATTAAGGCTTGTTATTCCTTGTGGGTACTCCGTAATTACATCAATAGCCTTTTGAACATCAGGATGATTATTTCTAATTTGAGCCATTGATCTTACTTTCTAGTGTTTTTATGTGCCTTATTGCACACTCGTAGTGCCGTGGCCCCCAAGACCAGCACTCATTACTGTGAGTACCAATATGACCATCACGATCATCTTGGTATTTCAGTGCTCTCTTTAGTCTGTCGTTCTCTGCTAGGGCATCGCCTAGTAAAAGATCGAGTTGGCGTTCTATTTCAGTCATCTTGACCCCGCTAAAATAACACCAATAAGTACGCCAATCAAACCACCAATCAGCCCGCTACCAAACGCAAGTAAAATTTCAGTCATGCGTTCTTCTCGCGTAGCTTTGCTTCAATAGCATCTACAAAGTTCCTTGTGTACTCTGCGATGTACCCACTTTTGCCGTAGCCTAGCATTTCCCTAAGCTCTTCATCCGTCAGCCCCTGCCACGGGAGCTTTTTGTAAAGCGGTATGTCCACTAGAGGATCAAACTGTTCTGATTGAACTCTTGAATTACCGTCTATCCAGGCGTATGGTTTAGTCATGTTTTCTTACCCTTTGCTATCGCGGCAACAACGTTCGTCTCCATCTTGCCCTGTTCATACCCAAGAAAGAACATTTCCACAAGTGACCAGTCGTATAACCGGGAAATAACAACATCCTTGCCGTAAGGCTCCTTATCCGCGACAACATTGATGGTGTTATTGCCATCCCCAGGCTCAAGACGGAACCCATTTTGTTCGGCTCTGTCTTTGCACCATGCAATACGCTGCTCAATGATCCAGGGGTTTGGGTTTACGTTCATGGCTCAATCATCCTTCTCATTTTGTCAGCCCAATCCGTAGCGCTATCGTCGGGCGAGTAGCAGTTGATACACCCTAATACGATAAGCCCAGCAAACTCTTCCAGCGCCGCTCGTTGCACCGGGCCAATGCTGACCCAATCATTTAAACGTTCCAGTGACGGTCTGGCAAGTAGCTCTTTGATCCGTTCGTTCACGTGTTCTTTTCCCTTAATTGGTCTGCTGCCCATTTAGCACCTGCTTTAAATTCAATGTCTCCAAAGAATTCATTTGGCAAATCATCGAGTCTCAATTCAACCCATTCTTTTGAAGCAGCATAAAGAGCTATAGGTTTGTAAACACTACATGGCTTTTTAAGCCTGAAGTATTTGTGTCCTACTGCATTCTCACAAAGATACCCTAGTGGCTTGTTCATTTCTTTGTTGCTCCTATGCCATGAGCTTTTTCAACAGCTCGTACAAGAGCTATGTCCCAAGAATCTTTACCGTGAGCATGTACCTGCACTAAATTAAGAAACAATGCTCGTATCTGTTGCAGTGTCAGTGGTTTCACTTTAGTACTGCTTTCTAATGGCTCTTGCGTACGGGATATCAGAGTGAGGTTGGTCATAGAAAACTCGCAGTCTTTGAGATGTGTCATCTTGAAAACATTCCGGGTATTGTTTACGCAACTGTTTGATGTACTTATTGAGTTCTACGTTCTCCGTATCTTGGAAATCTCCCTTTACTTTAGGTCTAACGAGGGTAGTAAGAACAGATCGTTGAGGAGGAGGAAGTTTGATGTATGTATTCATATAAATTACCTAATATTCCTAAGAATGTAGTTGGTCCAGTGACTTGTATCTGAGAAGGTACAAGCATCTAGACCTTGTTTCTTAGCCCACTCTAAATACCCCGTAGGGCTAGTCTTGTAGAGGGGTTGGTCTCGTTGAAACACGTACAGGATTGTTATATCCGGATGTTGTTCCTGGATAAGTAGTGCTTTCTTTCTGTCTGCTGCTACCCAAAGACCCTTGGTCTCTATGTAGCAGTTCTTAGTAACAGTGAAGTCCGGTGTGTAGCTATGGTTGCTTGCAGGCACGTTGTACTTGATCTTGTCTTGTTCGTACCCTAAGTTCCAACCTCTAGCTTCACAAGCAATCTGAAACTTAACTTCCAAACCACTACGGTAACCCGCTTGTAAATGCCTCTTAGGACGTGGCATGGGGAGGGGTCCAGACATCGTTAGGCTTCTGCCAAATGTAGAGAAGCTTCATGTTGAGGTGGAATCTTTCGTCGTCGTTGTAGAGGCTTCTACAGGCTTCGTAGTATTCTTCAGGTAGTAGAACGCCAAGGGCTTTTTCGGCTTTGACGGGACCAATACCTGAAATACCAAAGATGTTATCGCTACGGTCTCCAACCAAGCTTTGTATATACAAAGCCTTAAGTCCTTGGTCATGAGTTACCTCTTGGTGTATTTTCTTTACGAAGTTGTAATGTCTACCTGGGATCTGAAGTAGATCCTTGTCAATGCTACAAATAACCGTTGTTCCATGTGTCTTGTCCTGATCGACACCTAGTTGGTCATCTGCTTCAAAGCCATTGCAAATCACAGCTTTGTGTTGCATCACCAAATATTCCCTAACTGCTGTCCAATGTTTAGGACGAGTGTCAGGACGGTTAGCCTTGTAAGTCTCTGTAAGCTCCCTACGGAAGTTACTCTTACCTGTCA